CGTGCGAGAAATCGAGGCGATGACCGACACCGACCTCGACCTGGAAATCGTGGTGCTCAGCAAGACCATCGACGACATCATCATCGATGTGATGGCCAACAATGAAGGCGCGACCAATCGCGGCAGTACATGGAAGATCGCCGCCGAGAAGCGCATCAGCGCATTCCGCTGGCGACGCAAATTGTGCGTTGGCGAACAGACGAGGCGAACCGCCGCCGCCAAGGCCCAGCGCGCGTTGGAGGAGCGGGAACGCCGCCCCACCGACGAAACCAAAGCCGAACGACAAAGGGCGCACCTCGAAATGGTCGAGGCGGCCAGAGCGGCGAAAGCCGAGCGGATAGCGCGCCACGCGGAAGAAGATAAAACCGCCCACGCCTGCTTCGTCCGGCACGCGAAGGCGATGCTCCCACCCGAGACCGTCCGCGCACTCTGGGCGGCGGTTCACGCGGAACTGCGCCAACCCAAGGAACCCAACCCATGAGCCCCGTCACGCTGCTGCTGATCGTCCTGGTCGTCCTCGTCATCGCGGGACTGCCGTCGTGGCCCTACGCGCGGGCCTGGAACTACGGCTACGCGCCGTCCGGCGTGCTTGGCCTCGTGCTGGTGGTAATCCTCATCCTGATGCTCCTGGGACGCCTGTGAGGCTTGGACGCGCTCCAGCCGCGGTGATATCGTCCGCTCAGCTTCGTCCCATGGGTGCCCGCCCATGTTCGAGGCAAGGGCCGGTGCGGTGCTCTAACACCCCCGGCCCGACCGGGATCACGGTCGCCAGCCACTCGGGCCTTGGCCCTACGAGGGCGATGAGGCCGACAGGGAATTGTGGAAAAACCTGTCGGCACTCGCCCGTGATCCGCTCATACAAACCCGCAGGTTGTCCGCAAACGACCGTATGATCAGGTGGCCGATAGCGGTTTCACACGCCCGCTAGCGGTTTTCGTGCGACCGCTAGCGGTTTTGCCCGGCAAAACGCCGACTTCGCGCGTTTAATGGCCCCAAATTACCCTAACGGCGATTTAGCGTAACACCGCGCGCATTGGGGCCGATCCACTCCGTGGAGCAGCGCGTGGAGCGGTAGGACTGGCGTGGAGCATTGCGTGGAGCGGTAGAGCGTGGTAGCGGGGAATGAGGAATGCACTGTATCAGGAATGAGATGACCTCATGGCCGCGCGACTGATGAAGCGAAACGACGACCTGTCGCGGGCCGCGATCCAAACCACCCAGCTTGTAAAACGATTGAATTTCTTCGCGTTAGGCCAGGTCGATCCGAGTTGCCCTCACAAGACGGTGGAAATGACCGACGGACAGATCCGCGCCGCCCTCGGATTACTTCGTAAAACCATCCCGGATCTCGCCGTTACAGCGCACACCGGCCCTGATGGCGGCCCCGTCATGATCATTACCGGCGTCGATCGTGGCGACCGTGAGACTCGCTAAGGTCAACCTCGGATACAACGCACGGCCACACTTCAGGCCGTTTCACGCACGCAAGCAACGCTGGGCCTGCATCGTCGCGCACCGCCGCGCCGGCAAGACCGTCTCGTGCATCATGGACCTCATCGACGCCGCGTTGCGCTCGACCAATCCAGACGCACGCTTCGCTTACATCAGCCCGACATACGCGCAGTCGAAAGACAGCGTGTGGCTGTATCTGAAACGTTTCACCGCCGCCATTCCGGGCGTGGAACAGCGCGAGTCCGACCTGATGGTGGTGTTCGCCAACGGGGCGCGGGTGCGGCTCTACGGCTCGGACAACTACAACCGAATGCGCGGCATCTTCCTCGATGGCTGCGTGCTCGACGAATACGCGGACATGGCGCCACGGGCGTGGCCCGAGGTCATCCGTCCCGCGCTCGCCGATCGGCACGGTTGGGCCGTGTTCATTGGCACGCCACGCGGACGCAACGACTTCTGGCGCGTCCACAGCCATGCCGAGAACGACCCCGACTGGTTCTCGTTGGTTCTGCGCGCGAGCGAGACCGAGATCCTGCCTCAATCAGAACTCGACGACATGGCGGCGATGCTCACGCCCGAGCAATACGCGCAAGAGTTTCAATGTTCATTTGATGCCGCGATCCTCGGCTCCTACTTCGGCAAGGAACTGGCCGACGCGGAAACGGCCGGGCGCATCACCAGCGTGCCCTACGACCCGGCGATCCCCGTGCATACCGCGTGGGATATCGGCATTGGCGACAGCACGGCCATTTGGTTTTTCCAGATCGTCCGCTCCGAGTTGCACGTCATCGATCATTACGAGGCGTCCGGCTTCGCGCTCGGTCATTACGTGGAAGTGCTCAAGTCGAAGCCGTATCAATACGGGCGTGACTATCTGCCGCACGACGCGATGGCGCGCGAGCTTGGCACCGGGCGTTCGATCTTCGAGACGATGAAAGCACTGAGCGGTCGCCACCCCTGGATTGTTCGCAAGCTGTCGATCATGGACGGCATCAACGCGGCGCGCGTGACGTTGGCGAAGACGTGGTTCGACGCTGGCAACTGTCACGAAGGGCTTGAGGCGTTGCGCGCGTATCACGCCGAGTTCGATGAGCGCGCCAAGGTGTTTAGCGATCGACCCAAGCATGATTGGTCAAGTCATTCCGCGGACGCGATGAGATACATGTCCCTCGCGTGGCGTGAGATCGCGCCGGACAAGCCGAAGCCGCCGCCCCGCGACAGTTGGGACGCGGCGTTCAACCGGGACGCGGAAGAACTGCGCGACTGGAGGGTGACGTGAAAACGAAGCGGCCTCCTGAGAGAGTGGCGGATAAGGTGCTGCTCGATGTGTTCGCGTTGGAGGAGCGAATGGCTCAGTTGAGGCAGCAACAGGCCGAAGCCGAGTGGAGGGCCAAACGGGCACGAGAAGAGGCGGAACGGAAGGAAAAGGCCAGATTAAGCCGCATCGCCCGCTATGCCGGGCAATATCTCGCGGCAATCATGCCCGACGATCCTCGTGACTTCGACCGCTGGGGGTGGCGCCGTTGCTACAGGCCGGGTGCCTTCACGTTTCGTGTCGTATCCGTGATGGATGATGATGTGATCGCGGGCACCTTACAAACATTGAAGCGCGAACTGCCCACCGGCGCATATGTCCCGAGGGACGCGGACGGTAGTGTCCCGGTGCGCGTCGGGCGCTGCGACGGCGGCATCGCGCTGCTGGTAGGCTATGACCTAGAGGAGCCCGCCGAATGACCGACTACCGCACACTCAGCGGCGCGGCGTTCCAACGCGAGGTCGGCGCCGATCCCGACAAATGGGCCGACGCGGCGATGATCGCGGCCGAGGACCTCGGCTACAAAGTCGATCGTGACTGGCTGAGGGATTTGCTGGCCGACGCGATGGATGCCGCGCGCAAGGGGTCGATCCGCGAAGTGATCGAGGGAGGAAACACCGCATGACCACGATCCGCCGCCTCTTAATCCTGGCTGCCCTGCTGTTGCCTTCGGTAGCGCACGCGCAGGCCCTCACCTACGCCGACCGATCCGGCGCCATCACGACAGGCGGCACCGCCCAGGTCGTCCTGCCCGCGTTCCCTGGCCGCCACGGCTGCATGATCCAGAACCAGAGCGCCGGCAGCCTGTGGGTGTCGGAGACGGCGGCGGCGGTTCAGGGACCGCCAGCGATCCTGATCCCCGTTAATCAGCAGTTCTTGTGCATGTCGCCCGCGTCCGGTCAGGCATACAACATCATCGGCGCCACCACGGGACAGGCGTTCGCGGCACGGGAATGGTGATCAGCCGACGCTCATTGCTGTTGGCCGGGGCCGCCATTCCAACGGCGGCGTATGGTCAGTGCGTGACCGACGTGCTGACCGTGGACGCATGTCGCGGCGGCGTGCGTGGGTCATCTGGTCCACCCGGCCGAACGCTCGATCTCAACTTCATGTTTCCGGGCAGTATGCCACCCGGCATCACGTTCACACGCGCGTCATCCGCTACGTATACCGACGCGAGCGGTGTCGTGCAGACAGCCGCGACCAACGCACCGCGCTGGGATTACGCTGGCGGTGTGTTGCGCGGGGTGCTGATTGAGGAGCAGCGGACCAATCTCATGTTGCGTAGCGGTGATTTGTCGGCCGCGCCCTGGAGCGAGTTCCACAACACGGGATCACCTCCCGTTATAACCGGAAACAACGCGGTCGCCCCTGATGGGACAACGACAGCCGCGCGGGTTGTTTTTCCGGCTGTTTCGGCGGCGAGTAATTACGCGATAGTATCGCAGGCGTTCACGGGAGCCGTCGCCGCGTTTACTTTCAGCGTTTGGTTGAAAGGCAGCGTCGGTGGTGAGCAAATCTATCTGCTGACAACGCCCAATGGCACGTTGTTCTTTAGATCGCGTGTGACATTGACCACGGCATGGCAGCGGTTTTCCGTTACCGCGTCGGCACTGGATGGTAATCAGTGGTTCTTCCAGATTGGCACTGATTTGCGGGACACATCGCAGACCGCGACGACGGGCGGGACTGTCTACATGTGGGGCGCTGACGTTCAGCAAGGCGCGTTCCCGACCAGCTACATTCCAACGACGAGTGTCAGTGTGACACGCGCGGCTGACAGTATGAGTATGTCCCCGGCCGCTTTGTTTTCGGGTGTGACGGCTGGCACGTTCAACGTGGAAGCCATTATGTCCGCCGCCAACAACGCGAACTATTGCGCGCTGTTCTCGGCGAACGACGGAACGACGAATAACCGGATGCAGATGTACCAGGTAGGGAATACCAACAACATTTCCTGTCTGACGGTAGCGGCGAGTGTGGGGAGCGGTGCGCCAGTGTTTGGCGCGATGACACCTGGGACAGCATTCAAAGCCGCGATGACGCATCGGTCGGCGGGATTTACCACTGCGTTCAATGGCGTGACCGGGCCAACTGATGCGACGCCTTCTCCCAATCCAGCGATCCTGACCGCGTTTACTCTGGGTAATGGTCTGGGGTTGGCTCCGATGACGGGATACTGGCGGCGGTTAACTTATTGGAACCGCGCGCTGTCCGACACCGAGATGCAGCAGGTGACGACATGACCGACTTCCGACTCAGCTTCCCCGTCACATCGCTCGGCACTGGCATCAGTGGACTAAAAGCATTGCGTGCGGAACTTCAAAGCGAAAACGCCAACGCGCAGAACGCACTCGGTGATCCACGCGATGCGAGCGGTAACATCGTGTATCCCGATCCGAACGCACCGATTGGCACGCCGCCGCCTGACGTGTGGTATGGCCGACCCGGCAGCGCGGCGACCAGTTACACCGATCTCAATGGCAACGTCGTGCAGGTGCCCGCGAAGGGCGATCCGACGCTCTACTACTGCCACATCAGATCGGAGAAAGCGGCGCGCACGTTCCGCCCCGGCGCGCATGGCATGAAAGACGCCGATCCAAAGGCCAGCGCCGCCGTCCTGGGTATTTGGTTGGGTGATACGCCGCCATGAGCCAGTCTCTCTACCCAGACCCGCCGACTGACCCCGAGGCCGCCGAGGCATCGCGGCCGAAAGGCGGTCCCGGCATCGCGAACGATCGTTACCCGCGCGATCTGGACGATCTGCACGCGCGCATGGTCCAGTGGTTCGAGGATAGTGAGCGCGCGACCGACGACGGGCGCAAATGGTCGCAGAGAGACAGGGATTACAAAGACGGATACCAGTGGTCATCCGCCGAGAAGGAGGCGCTGAAACTTCGCGGCCAGCCTGAGGTCACGATTAATTACGTGAGCCGCAAAGTCGAGCTGATGTGCGGTCTTGAGAGGAAATCGAGGACCGACCCGAAAGCGTTCGCGCGCAATCCGGTTGACGAGGACAAGGCGGACGCGGCGACGCAGGCGCTGCGCTACATGAGCGACGACAATAACCTGCCGTTGATCCGCTCCGACGTTTACGAAAACCTCATGGTCGAGGGCGTCGGCGGCGCTGAGATCGTGCTGGTGGATGACGGCCGCGGCGGCGCGGATATCACGTTCGAGCAGGTGCCGTTCGACAGATTGTGGTGGGATCCGCATTCGCGCCGGCTGGACTTTAGCGACGCCCGTCATCGCGGCATCGTGATTTGGATGGATCGCGAACAGGCCGTCGAAACATGGCCTGATGTCGAGGATCTGATATCCGACACGTTCCAGACGCAGACCGGCAGCTACGGCGACCGACCGAACGAGATCGTCTGGTGCGACAGCAAGCGCGAGCGCATCCGCGTCGTGCAGTGCCACTGGCAAGAGCAAAACGAGTGGTGGGTGGCGACCTATACCCGCGTCGGTTTCCTGGCAGAGCCCACGAAGTCGCCGTTTCTCGACGCCCGCGGTAAATCAGCCTGCGGCCTTCGCATGACCAGCGCGCACATTGACCGGGAGAACAATCGTTACGGCATGGTGCGCGACCTGATCAGTATGCAAGATGAGGTCAACAAACGTCGCAGTAAGGCGCTGCATCTGTTGTCCGTGGCTCAGGTGGTGACGGAAGACGGAGCGGTCGCTGACATAGACAAGGCGCGGCGTGAAGTGGCGCGGCCCGACGGCGTAATCGTTGTCAATCCAGGCATGAAATTCGAGATCGACAGAGGCAACGATCTGGCTGTCGGCCAGTTTCAGTTACTCCAGCACGCGACGGCGGAAATGCAGGCCAGCGGGCCGAACGCCTCGATGAGCGGCACCGATCCGCGCGAACTGTCGGGGCGTGCGATCTTGGCACAGCAGGCGGGCGGCGCCGCGGCGCACGAGCCGATCGCGGATACGTTGCGGATGTGGAACCGCGATTTGCTGTCGATCGCATGGATGGCCGCGCGGCAATACTGGACGGCGGGCCGGTGGGTGCGGGTCACGGACGACCTGAACTCGACGCGATGGGTTGGCATCAATCAGCCGGTGCGGTTGATGGACGAACTGGCGGCGCTGCCGGACGACCAACGCGCCCAGGCGATGCAGATGATGCGGCTCGTGCCGGGTGATCCACGGCTTCAGCAAGTGATCCGGGTTGAGAACGACATCACCGATATGGACGTTGATATCACGATTGAAGAGGGCATCGACGTTCCGAGCATTCAGGCGGAACAGTTCCAGAATTTGCTGCAACTGGCCGGCACGCAGCCGGGCCTGATACCGCCGGAGATGCTGATTGCCGCTTCGAATTTCAGAAACAAGGAAGACTTGCTCAAGATGCTGAAGGACCGCCAGGAGGCGCAGGCGCAGACGCAGCAGAAAGCCCAGAATATGGCCGAGGACAAGGCGCAGGCCGACACCACGGCGACGCGGGCCAAGGCGGCGGCGGACTTCGCTCTGGCGGAGGAACGCAAGCACGCGAGCATCCATCACATCGCGGACGTGCATGGTGGGTTCGCCGAGATGAACGCGCCGCCCGACCCGCCGAGCGATCCAGGAACGGTCGTGCCGCCAGAGATCCAGGCCGCGCTCGGTGTCGCCGATGTCAGAGGCAGGCACGCGAAGGCGGCGGCGGACGAGGCACGCGCGGACGATCTGCGGCAGAGCGCGGTGCAAAGGGTCGGGGACATGTTGATAGCCAGACACAACGCGCTCGCACCGCCAGAACAGCCGGGGACAGCATGAGCAGACCAAAGGTGGATGCCGTGATCGCGGCGATGGAGACGCTACTGACGGATCATCAAATTGGAGCCGTTAATAGTTGGACGCCAAGCGGGGCGAGTAAGTTGGAGGCTATCCGTTACTTCATAAATCTTGGCATCGCGGCTCATCACGCGAAAGGGCGCCGGTTCGTTTCTGAGTGGGACGCCCAATTTGTAGGCGCTGCCGTAAGGAAGGCGTTGGAGGCGTATGATGTCTGAAACACCATCCCAACTCGACGCCTTCTTATCCAGCGGCGCCCAGGCCGAGGCCGCCGACACGCCCGCGCCGGAGCCGTCGAAGGCAGCGCCAGAGGCCGCGCCGGAGAAGTCGGCACCAGCCGCCAAGGAGCCAGCCAAGGCCGCGCCGGAGCCGGACGACGATGGCGAACCAGGAGACCCCAGTCCGAACGAAGCGATCGTCCCGCGCAGTGCATACGAAAAGGAGCGCCAGCGCAGGCAGGACTGGAAATCACGCGCGTCCGCCGCCGAGGCCGAGAAGGCCATGCTCCTCAAGCAGCTGGAGGAGGCACGCAAGCCGCCGCCAGCCGCTACACCGCCCGCGATGCTTGAGCCGATCGACCCGGCGCGCGATCCCGAGGGCTACACGAGACGGGTTCGTGGAGTTGTTTTGAACGAGCGGTTGAATACCAGCGAAATGATGGCGCTCGACAAGCACGGTAAAGAGGTCATCGATGCCGAAACCGAGTATTTCCAGCGGCGCACACAGGCCGACCCTCGGTTGTGGAACGAACTCTACTCCAAACCGCACCCCTACCAGTGGATGATCGACAACAACGCCACGGCCAGATTGCATGAGGAAATCGGCACCGATCCGTCAGCCTACGAAGCGAAGCTGCGCGCGAAATGGGAGGCCGAGCAGAACGCCGCCGCGCCGCGTGTGTCGCCCGCCGCCGGTCTGCCGCCGTCGCTGGCGTCCGCGCGATCAGCGGCACCACGAGGCACCAACGGCTTCGCGGGTCCGCCGTCATTGAGCGACATCCTGGCGCGGCCGGCGCGGGGACGATGAGCAACCCTTACCCGGAAATAGCTGATGCTCTGACGGATGAGTTGGAGGACTGCCCGTTCTGTGGGCGGGAGCCTGACCGCTTATGGAATGCGAACGCGGATGACCCGGAAGATGAAGCATCCTGGGTGGTGACCTGTGGTTATTGCGGCGCTGATGGACCGCCCGCCGATACTCACGCGGGCGCTGTCAAAGCCTGGAATGAGCGCGCGTGACCACGCTTTCCGTTGGACCCGGCCAGACCTACGCGACGATCGACGCCGCCGTGGATGCCTCGGTCTCTGGCGACACCATCGAGGTCCAGGCGGGCACCTATACCAACGACTGGCTGAACATCGATCACGACCTCACGCTGACCGCCATCGGCGGCTGGGTTCGCATGGTCACGGACAACGCCCAACCGCCCGATGGCAAGGCGATGATCACCGAGAGCGGCACGGTCTCGATCTCCGGGTTCGACATCAGCCGCGTCACCGTCCCCGACCAGAACGGCGCGGCCATCCGCTACCAGGGCGGCGCGTTGACGCTCGATAACGTGTTCATCCACGACAACCAGGAGGGCATCCTCGGTGCCTCCGATCCGAACGGGTCCATCACTATCAATCGTTCCGAGTTCGCCTTTAACGGCGACGGCAGCGGCCACACGCACGGGATCTACGTCGGAGCCATCGCGAACTTCACACTGGCCAACAGCTACATCCACGACACCGCCGTGGGACACGAGGTCAAAAGCCGCGCCGCCACCAATGTCATCACCGGAAACCGCATCTTCGACAACAACGGATCGGCCAGCTATTCCATCGACCTCCCGAACGGTGGCGCCGCCACCATCACCGGCAACGTCATCCAGCAAGGCCCAAACAGCCAGAACCCCGCGATCCTGGCGTATGGTGAAGAGGGCATTCTGGCGGGCTACGGCACCGGGGCCACGGCTACCGGCAACACAATCATTAATGATCAAAACTCAGGTTATTTGCTACTTAACCCTGGCAATCATCCTGTCAGCCTTAGCGGTAACACGGTATTCGGGCTGACCCAGATTCCATCGGGTAGCACGGTTCTGGCGGCACGCCCCGTCTTGGACCTGGCTCCGATAGGATTCCTTGGAGTGTCACCACCACCGTCGCCACCGCCACCGCCATCAGAAACCACACCGTCACCAGAGATATCGCCGCCATCACCAACTCCCATCCTCACGCCGCTTGAACAATATCACGCCGACGTTCTCGCCGACTTCAAAGTGTGGGCACCGCTGCACGTCAAACTGGCGACGATGTCGAGGACCTTGGCGGTGCTGAACACCGAACTGAACAGCACGACCGTGCTGGGCATCATTCGTGGCGACAAGTGGAGCCAATGAGATGGCGCTACAACCCAGCCCGCTGTTGAGAGGCTTCGAGCAGGGCGCTGACGGTGAGGACGTGTGGAATCGCATGATGCCCGGCGAAGAGCGCGGGCCTCTCACGCTCGACCCCCAGGGCGTGGCGCTGGGCCAGCAATTCCAGGCCATCAAGGCCGGGATCGAGGCGCGGCAGGCGCGCCCGATCTGGGATCAGAACAACCCTGTCGGCACCGAGACGACGCTGCCTCAACAGTCGATGGGGATGCCCGATCCGTCGTTTCGCCCTGGCGTGTTCGTCGGAGGCGGCACCGTGCCGATGTCCCAGGAACAGATCGAGGGGATGCGACAGGGGCAGGAGGAGTTTTACGATCAGGCCACCTTGCTGGCTGGTTCGCGCGGTCTCTTTACCCCCGGCGGCGCCTCTGGCGGCCCAGTCGCCCTCGCCTCTCGCCGTCCGTTGGCCAATCCGCCGCCGTCGCGTGCGCCGGGAGAGTTGGACCGTATCTCGACCCGAATACCTTGGGCCAAGCCCCCAAAGGGGGGAGAGCCGCCGCCGGACCCGCATGCCTCGTCGGATCTGGTTGTCGGCATCGACAGTTCGCGCGCCTCGGGTGATGCTTTCGGGAAGAACGCGGAGCATATCGCCAGTTATTCTGACATCCCAACGCCGATGACTGATCCCGAGGGCCGCACGCGGGCGCTCATCGCTCACGCCCGAGACAATCTCCTCTACCTGCACGACAGCATTCCGCCGGAAATCAGGGAGCGATCGAAACTGTGGTATGACGGGGCCAACGTCATCGCGAACCGGTTTGGCGGTGAATATGGCGTCTCGCCGTCTCAGGCTGGCGGCTCGCTGGCCGCACTCAGTCCACAGAAGGACTGGTTTCAAAACGTGGATCTGGCGAAACGTCTGCTGGACATCCGGCGCGATCAAGGTGGAACAGTCGCCACGCCGGAGATGATGGCCCAGTTCGACCGGTTCATCGCGGGGCAAAAGAAGCCGGAAGTGGCCGATCTTCTTAGGCAGCGGGTGGGGGAGTTCGCGGGGACGCCACTGTCGGAGATCCAAAGTCCACAGGCGCGGGCTTTGTGGATGCGGGCGTTCGATGAGGCGCACAACCCACGCGGCTACCGGCTGGTGACCCCAGAGGGGCAGTTCGGTGGCCCGGTCGTCAATCTCGACGGGAGCCTACGCAAGGTTGGGTGGGGGTCGCTCGATGAGATAGCCAAGGCGGTCGGCGTGGCGGAAGCCCCCGATCTGCCCACGATCAGCCGTTTGATGGGCAGCAACCACAAGGTCCGCAATTTCTACAACAACATCGTCTCACCCAACGCCCAGCACGGCGACGTGACGATCGACACGCACGCCATCGCGGCGGCGCATATGCGTCCGCTGGCTGGCTCTGATCGTGAGGTGGCTATCGGTCTGGGGTTGAGTCCCGGCGCGGAACATGCCGGAACCGGCTCGAAAGGGCTTTATGGCGGGTATGCTGAGGCATACCGGCAGGCCGCCGCGCAACTAGGGATATTGCCACGGGAATTGCAGTCGATTACCTGGGAAGGTGTTCGCGGGCTTTACTCCGATGTGTTAAAGAGAAACAAGGATTTTACAGGCGGCATAAATGACATCTGGAACGAATACGGAAAGGGACGGATCACCGGGGCAGACGCCAGGGCACGATCAGTCAACGCTGCGGGAGGAATTGACCCGCCTGAGTGGTGGCAGCCCGGTGCTCGATGACATGCTCAAGAATAACATCCCGTTGACCCGTGAGCATTACCTCGCACTCGCTTACGGTGGCGAGTTGCCGGACCCATGGACGGCGGAACATGAACTTGAGGTTCCTGGGCCGTTTCAGGTTCGTGTGCCTGGATAGGTGACCGACCTCGCGACCCTCACCGCCATCCTCTACGCCGCGCGCCTGCAACGCCGCGTGCCGGAGACGAGCGGGGAAAAGCAACGGGCTATCGCGGAATCGGTCGTGGATGCTAGGCTGATCGTGGAAGCCACGACCGAGGATGAGGACGGAGCCGATTT